CAGAATAGCGCCCGCCACAATCGCCCCGCACCCCGCCGCCCAATAGCGCTCGTCGCCCCGCATCTGCCACTCCAGTTTCAGGTGGCGTATGGTGTCCTGCGTGACCCGCTTGGCGACATCTGGATTCTGAACCAGCCACCTGACGTACTGCTCCCCGGCTACTCCGTGGTTGGTGTCCAGCAGGCGCAGGGTTTCCTCTTCCTCGTCCGTCCAGTTGAGCTTCTGTAGCGGCGTCCACTCCAGCATCCGCATCAATTCGCCTTGGGAGGTGTGCTCCCGAGCGCCCGACATGTAGTCCAGCATGTGGGTGTTGGACGTGAAGTAAGCCAGGGTCGCCCACGACACGAGGTTGATGCGCTCGCGGTTGTGGTGCGTCTCTGACTTTTCCTTGCCCTTGCCCTCCGACAGATCGAAGACCATGCCGGGAAACCACTCCATGTCGTGCCGCGACTTGTGGGTGATTTCATCCGAACAAAACGGTAGACTGTTGAGGTTGCCGATCCGTTGCTGCATCGTGACGGGGGAGGTGCTTTTGCCTGTGCGATAGCTCAGGGGGTGCCCCCAGACGCTACAGATCAGGTTCAATGCTAGGGATTTCCCCATGCCGGACTCGGTCGATCCGCTGTGGAAAGTCAGGCAGGCCATGTTGGTGAACTTCATCAACGGGGCACCGAACCCGATACTGCCCATAGCCAGCAGGTCGTACAACTCCCGCTTGACCATCAACTGCACGAACCTGCGCCATCCATCCAGCGTGCCCATCGCGCGCGTGCTGCGAGTGATGTTCTGGAGGTCAGGCATGGGCACGCTGCGCACCTGCCCATCAGAGGCGTAGACCTTCCCGGCGTAGACGAACGAGCCGTCATCCTGCCACCCATACTGCCCGGGAATCTTGATGGTCTTCTTGTTGACGCTGGCCTCTTGGACGCACGCCCGGACATACTCAAACAAGTTCTTGTCGTTGCCCGTGCCGTAAGCGGCCATGACGTTCTGGCTTGCCAGAGCCTTGAGAAGCTCATCCTTGCTGACCACGCACCGCTGAGCGAACAGGATGTCTGCGGCCTTGTCCTTGCGGTTGGCCACCATGTGCACCGTGTGCTCGTTTTCCTTGTCGAGAATGTCCACCACAAACAGGTCGTAGGGCAGGATCATGATCTGCTGCTTGCGCTTGGTGCCGTCTGCTTCCTCCACCATCCGGTCGGCGTACACGCCGCCGTTGGCCCCGTAAGCGTAGCCATGAGGAGGCGTAGGGCGCACCACCTTGACGGCAGGGGCGTGAGGGTCTTCAGGATCAGCAGGCGTGATCTCGATTTCCTTCTCGGTGTTGTCGGACACCAACTCCCTGCCCAACGCCAAGGGGTTCGTGATCTTGCCGAAGTGCTTGCACTTCTCGCAGACCCCAGGGTTTTCACTATCGAACTTGATGCAGGGATACGGCCCCTTGATCTCCTTGAGCTTCTGCTCCATCCGATCCTGCGGGTACGGGTGCAGTTCGCTGAGCATGATGGCGGCGCGCTGTCCGTCCGCACAGTACTTGGCTTGGCTCAGCCAGCCCCGCCACAGCGGCTCCATGCCCTCATCTGCGGCGTTGGCCACATAGTGCTGAAGCTGCAAGCACCCATCCCCTGCTTCGGTGCGCTCGACAATCTGCTTGAACCGCACAACGCTGTTGGCCAGCATCTGCACGGCGGCTTGAGAGTCTTTGACCGGGCGCTTGCCCGGCAACGCCAGAGAACTGGGTGGAGTCAGGGGAGCGGACACCCCCAGAAGATCGTCAATGCACTGCGCCAAGGCGCTGAAAGACACAGGCTCACCATGCTGAAGCACCTCCACAGGGCGCGGGGTGTCGTACTTCTTTTTGAAGTTCTTGGTGCCGGGAATCCGCAGGACACGGGCGGCGTCAGCCGTGACCGTGTTGTCGATGGCCAGATCACGCTGCTTGCACAGACGCTTCAGACCCTCTGCTACGGGTTTCCACTTAGATACTTCTACGGGGGTGTCGAATGACCAGTAGCAATGCAGACCGCCGCCGGAGGCGACGATCCACGGGTTGCCAAGCTCAGCCAGCCCAGTATCCGAGAGGAAGGCACCAAGCGCATCCAGAGCCGCCTGAATCGACTCGTACCCGTCCATGTCAATGAACAGGGAGCGGAGGTACTCAGCGTTGTCTGCGGTGCGCTTGCCCTTGTCTGCGAAGGTTGCCAGAGCAAAGTAGACATCCTGCTCGTTGGCTACCCACTGCTTTATGTATGGGGTGAATTCGTCAAGGCTTTCTCCAAATACGTGTTGTTTCTTGTTTGACGAGAGTTCAGCCGCACAGTAGTACCCGTGACCGGGAGACGGCAGAACCGCCGCTAAGAAATCTAGCGGTTCCATGAATCTCCCCGGGTTACTTGGCGTCGAAGGGCAGCGGCAGTTGGTTCGGGTTCAGGGCGTCCGAGGATTTCTGCTTGTCCCGTCCGCCGCTCTTGGCCCGCAGGGCAAGCTCGTTGATGACCTCTTGGGGCAGCAGTCCGGACTTGTCGATGAGCAGATTGACGTGCGACAGAAACTCCTCATCGCTCAGGCTTGAAGGTTGAATTCCAGGCATATTTGGCTCCATGCTTTTTCAGGGGTTGTATGTGCTTTGAGGATGGCGATCAGGCGCTCTACAGAGGGACGATAAGGGGCGATCACGTCGCCCCCCAGCATCCAGTTGTACACCGTCTGACGGCTTGCTCCGGTGGCCTTGGCGATCCGGATGACCGACAAGTCTCGGTCTACCGCCAAGCGCCCGAGTTGGTTGCCCAACCCGGAGCGCGATCCTTTCTTTACAAGTGCGACAGTTCTAATTGAGTAGGGCATTTCGATTAAAGGCGGCTATTGCCGCCCCCATGATTACTCGTCATCCCACTCAGCCGCGAGCTTAGCCAGAGTCGGCTTGGCGGCGGCAGCGGGTTCTTCCGACTTGCCCTTGCGCTTGGTCGGGGGTGCGTCTTCCTCGTCCTCAGCCACCGGCTCATCCTTGGCCTTGGCTTTAGCCTTGGGCTTGGCACCTTCCAGCGCCAGAGGGGCAGGCGTCTCCACCTTGTCCATCTTAGCCACCGTCATGGTGATGGCACGACGGGCGTCGTCGGTCTTGCCTTGGCGCACAGACGCCGCATACTCTTCCTCGTCCAGCCAACGCACCGGCTTGAAGAACAGCTTGGGCGCTTCAGCCTTGGTGTCGAACTGCATCCGGGTGACCATCATCTCGGGGCTTGCCTGATTGGCCACCACGTACCGGGCGTACGCCTGAAGCGGGCGCTTGTCACCTTCTTCCTTGCCGAAGATAGAGGTGGCCGGAAGCTGAAGTTGCATCACATGCCCTTCCAGATCGTTGGCCAGGACAACGGCAAGCCGTTGGCTGAAGCGGCAGGCGCGAGACTCTCCAGAACCCGAGCCCTTGACGTTCTGCGGGCAGGTGGCGCAGCGGTCAGACTGAGGGTTGGCTGCGGTTGCATCGGGCTTCTCGCCATCAGCAGACCAGCAGTCAGGGGCAGCAGGCGTTTCGCCATCGTATGCCTTCATGTAGAAGGTTCTGCCGATCTTGGGAGCGGCGTTGACGATGACCACATCGAGGTAGCGCTCATCAATCGAGGCCACTTCCTTGCCGTCCACCAACAGGCGGAACACGCCACCCTTGATGGAGATGCGCTTGCCGCCGCCACCAGCACCACCTGCGAGAGACTTGGCAAGATCAGAGAGTTCGCCTTTCTTGGCGAAAGCGGGAACATTGGAACCAGAAAAAAGAGCAACGTTGCTCATGGGTGCTTCTCCTTATTTGGAAGGCTTACGAACAGAAACATCGAACTCGGTATCCGAGTTCAGACCGGGGGGAACTAGGCTTGGGTTCTCTTCCAAGAACTTGGCCATGTTTGACTGGTGGATGCGCTTCTCCAGCAAGTCCACCGCGTCGTGCTCAACGACGAAGTGCTTGAAGCTGTCCCAGTCCTGCGTGTAGAACCTAGACTTCTCAGTCAGGGTCACAGTG